GCCCGACAGGTGGTATAACCTTGTTGTTCAAGTATCTTGCAAACGATACGTTCATAAAAAATCCCTTTTTGCCTTGTGTTTCTCATTTTTTCCTCCTGTTAATAAGTGGGGGGGGGTATAGGGGGGGCATAGCCCCCCTTCATTATATAAAAATTTGTGAAATGCGGTCGCTTTAGTAGTAGTAATAAAATAATATTTTTTTCTTTAGGGGGGAGGGGGGGAATTTCTTTTTTTCTTGTCTTTTTGTGAATTCTGTGGATAACTATACAAGAACTTCTTAACATCGTCTCAAAAAATAAGTGATATACCTGTGGATAACTCTGTGGATAACTCTGTGGATAACTCTGTGGATAACTCTGTGGATAACTCTGTGGATAACTACAATAAGGCATTTTCAAATCCTGAATTCTTTTTCTTTATTTTCTGGGTCTATAATTTTTTCAAGAATATCTATTATTGGCTTAAATCTTTTATCTTTTTTCCAATTCGCTTATTGCTTCATCTTTTACCATTTTCTCACCTCCTTTTCTCATCTTAAAATAATTCTTGTTGTTTATCTTCTTTTACTGCTTCTAATCTTTTTCGTGCTATTTCTACGTATTCTGGCTCTTTCTCAATTAAAATAAAATCTCTGCCAGTTTTTTTACAAGCCACCCCTGTTGTTCCACTTCCAGCAAAAGGGTCTAAAACTACTCCACCTGTGGGAGTTTTGGTTAAGATACAAAGATATTCCATAAGTTTAAGAGGTTTTACTGTGGGATGCTTATTGTTTTCACCTCTTTCACTTCTACTTGCCTTTGCACAATAAAAGAAACGAGAAGCACCGCCTGAATCACCCCGATTACTTGGACTATTAGGTCTATTATTCGGCAAAAATCCTTTAACTTGATATTCCTTTTGTCCAGAATAATCATAAGTTTTTCCACCTTTTTTAATTCCGCTCTGTTTATCTAACATATAACACGGGCATTCGGGATTGGTGTGGATTATAGATTTTCCTACGTTTCTTTCCCTATAATTTTTAATTGAACCTCTATTTGGTTCACCACCCGCAAAAGTTCCTTTTGGAGCATCGTGAATACTTACTATTTCTTCTTTTCCTTCTATAACCTCATCACAAATACATTCCAAAATTAAGTTTGCAGGGGATCTTCCCTGTGTATTTGTTGCTGGATTTGGGGTATTTTCAAATTTAATTCTCCCCCCATCTATATTCAACCCCGCCACTCCCCATTTCAAAGCATTTTCAGCGTAAGAACCTTCATTTGGTTTCATTGCCATTATAATAGGTTCCCAGGCTGGCTTTAGAGCAGTTCCCCAACCTACCCAAAATTTAGCGTCGGGAGTTAGTTCATAATCTTGATATTCGTGTTCTAACGGAAAAGTATTTCCTTTACTTCCAGCCCCTTGCTTCTTTGCGATTGATTTTGCTATATTTAGAGATTTTGGGAAGCCAGAATTTCCAGTAATAAATACCTTTCCATTTCTACGAGCAATAAAATTCCCTAATTCAGTTTGAACACACCAAACTACTCCTGTATAATTAACAATTCTTTTCTTATGTTTCTCCTGAAATTCTGTTTCATTATTATAATGGATTGAGCAACTATGTTTTTTAGAATTTATCCACCCTTGTTTATTAGTTAAATGGAGTAATGCTTGAAAAATTTCTAATTGTTCTAAATCTTTTTGATAAAATGCTTGATATTTATTGTTTCGTCCCTTACTTCCATCACCCATTAAAAGTCCAGTTAGTAATCTTTCTTTTTCCCTGTAAGGTAATTCTAATAACTCCCAATTTAATTTTTTGTCAGGTATAATTTCTTTTATTTTATTCACAATATCACCACTAAAATAAAATTGATGCTCAATATATTTTTTGCTTTTATATTTTCTTTGTCTCTGATAATATGAATATTTAATTTTTAATCTCCCCAAAATATAACTTATCCTTTTAATTTTATCAAAATTGATTGCTGATTGATAAATGCTAATAGCATTAGTGTCTTTATGATAATTTCCTTCTGAAATTATCCACCCTATAAGTTCTGCAAAATCTTTACCAATAGAGTATTTGCCTTCATAAATACAAGACAAAGGGATTTTAAATCGTATGGGTAAAGCATAAGCATCAACATATTTATAATCAATATCATATTTGCCTTTTCTAACATAGTTTTCTTGCTTTCTTTTATATTCTCGCAATAAAATCTTATGATTTAAAGTCAATAATTGAGAAGTATTATGATTTTCTAAAAGAAGCATAGGTTCATCTTTTACTTCATAAACAAAAACCTTTTTTATTTTATTTTTCTTAATATTTTTTGTTTTCAATGATAAAGAAAAGATTTCGTCCCCTACTTTTATCTCGTTATACTTTTTCCAGCCCTTTGATGTAAGTATTTCACTATCTTCACTTAAACATCCATAAATCCACATAATCGTATCCTTAATAATCCAATCCGCATCTTCTATCGCACAAGCCAACCTGTGCCAAGTTCGTGGATGACCAAAACATAAAAGAGTTGCTCCTGGTTTAGATATTCGTAAAACTTCTTTCCATAAATCAACTGAAAAAGTTATACCTGTGCCATCCCACTCTTTTCCCATAAAACCTTTAACTGCTCTTGTAAAAATCGTTCCACCTTGCTCAAGTTCCTGTTGCTTATGATTCTCTTTATCCCAATCAGTTTTGCCCCATCTTTTTGTAGTAGTCAAATTATACGGCGGGTCAGTTATTATTGTATCAATTGAATTATCAGGAAATTGCTTTAACACTTCTAAACAATCTCCACAAATTATTTTATTGATAAAATCTTCAGGCCATTTCATTTTATTTTATTTGATAGAGTATTAAATTTATCTGTTGTAAAATAATTCTCAATAAAAATTTGTTTGTCTTTTTGAGAGATAATGAACGCACCATACCATACACCACAAGCAAATGTGATGATAAGAATAGCCCATATTACTACAAGAGTTATAACCCATTGAATTATAGTGCCTTTTACTTCTGTGTTATTCATTTTACCCCCCTTTTGACGATTATTCAGCATACTTGCTAAAACATAAAATTCTTCACCACAAACTTTACATTTATGTTTTACATACTTGTTTTTGTCTTCCACGTTTTTTTCTCCAATATCTCTTGATACGTTCTAAAAACGCTTTTACATATTTTCTTTTTCTATAGAGCCAAGACAGGTATGTATTGAAACAAGAACGAGAACAGATAGGTATTTTTGCGTAGTATCGGTAGGCAACAAAATTGCGTTGGCAGATAAAACATTTATACAATGATTTACCTTTTAGATTCCACTCACGTTCCACTAATAAAAAATTACAAAATTAAATTTCGTTTGTCAAGAGATTTTAGAAATTTTTTTAATCAGTTGCCTTTAACAAAAAAAATGTTTTATAAATTTAATATGAAAGACAAAGACAGAGAAGTTGTTATAATTGATGATGATAAAAAAGATGAAGTAAAAATAAACAAGAAGAAGGGCTTGTTTGAAAATTTTTGTAATTTATATCTGTTGTATGATGGAGATGTAAAGAAAGTTTGCGAGACGTTAAATGTTAACGAGAAAGAAATTTATAAACAAATAGTTCAGGATACCACGAAACGGCGTAAGTTTTTACAAGTAAAAAAAATTTTGTTGTTAAAAAAGACAGAAGATTTAGAAAAAGATTTGTTAAAGACAGCGAAGATACGAGAGCAGTTAGGTATGTTTTTTTTGAAGACAGCGTTTCCTGATATTTACCAAGAACAGAAAGCAAAGCGTCCGTTAACTTTGAAATTTGTTTCCAAAATAAGAGACAAGACAGTAGATATACCGAACTTTGATGAAGAATGACAGAGGTAATTTTATCAACGTATGAGCCGTTACCAAAACAACTTGAATTTCATAAATGTAAAGCAAAATATAGATGTTTTGTAGGTGGTTTTGGTGCTGGGAAAACACTATGCGGTGTTTGGGAAGCAATACAATTGTGTATAGATGAACCTGGCAATATAATTTTGATAGCAAGGAAGACGTATCAAGAGTTGACAGACACGACGTGGAATACGTTGTTAGAAGTTATACCTGACGAACTTGTTTATCAGTATTTTAGAAAACAATTGAGGTTAGTTTTACGCAATGGTTCACAAATAATAGGTCGTTCTCTTGATGACCCTAAAAAATATGCATCTTTGAATTTAGGAGCATTTTATATTGACGAAGGCATAGAAGCAACAGAACAAGATTTTCTAACATTGTGCGGTAGGTTAAGGTTAGACAGAGTTAAACATCATTGCGGATATATTACAACTAATCCGCCTACAATAGACCACTGGATATACGAGTATTTTGTTAAACGCAACGAGCCGAATTATGTATTGATACGTGCTTCTACTTATGATAATTCTTATTTGCCAAAAGATTATGTAGAAAATTTAGTAAAAGAATATCCAGATAGTTGGCGTAAGAGATATTTAGAAGGTGAATTTGGTTTTGTATTACAAGGCGACCCTGTATTTCCATCATTTAAAGAAAGTTTACACGTTGACCCAGAGATAAGGTTTAATCCATTTAAACCTGTAATACGAGGTTGGGATTTTGGTTGGCATCATCCAGCAGTAATGTTTTTACAGATACAAGATAACAATATAGTAGTATTAGATGAATATATGGGCAACAAAGTTTATTTACACGATTTTGCAAAAAAAATTATACAATATTCAAATCAACAATTTCCAAATGTTTCATTTATGGATTATTGTGATATAGCAGGCAAGCAACGTAAAGATACTTCTACAATGACTTCTATAGAAATTTTGATTTCTTATGGTATCCGTCCTTTATACAAGTTTAGTGAAGTAGCAGAAGGTATAGAAATCATTAACAAACTCTTATCTACACTCACACCTGAAGGTAAACCAATGTTGCGTTTCCATCCTAAATGTCAACATTTAATTAACGCTTTTAATGGCGGGTATTGTTATCAAAAAAAAGAAAACAAAGTTGAGCCAGTGCCATATAAAGATGGTTTTTATGAACACGTTGTTGATGCTTTACGTTATGCGATTATAAATCTTTATACAAACACATCAGAACAAAAACGTAAATTTAATGAACTTAAAATACAACAACTTTATTATTAAAAGAAAGGAGGTAATTAAAAAATGAAAAAAATATTGTGGATAATAGCAACAATATTTCTTTCATTATCAATACCCACCACACATTTATTCTCACAACCCAAAACATATTCAAGTTATATTCAGTGGATAAGACCTGTCTCTACAATAACTATTACTGGTGATGTAAACGTTGCTTTTCCAGAAGTTCAAGTTGTTAGTGGAACGGTAAGCGTTGATAACTTTCCTTCAGTATACATCACCAGTGGAGTAGTAAGCGTTGATAACTTTCCTTCAGTATACATCACCAGTGGAGTAGTAAGCGTTGATAACTTTCCTTCATTGTATATCACAAGTGGAACAACAAGTATTACTAACTTTCCTTCAGTATATATCACAAGTGGAACAACAAGTTTGAACGATAGTGTATTAAACAGAGTAGTAATAAGAAACGCTTCGCCAGATAGAAACTTAAATATTAACACTTATAACGGGATAGATGTAAGGTTAATGAATAATACTGGCACATTAATCAGTGAGTCGGCTCCACTTCCAGTTAATTATTCAATTTTTACTTCAAGTTATGTTGATGTAAATATAACTAATGGTATAGTAAAATCGGGCAGTGGTTATTTAAAAAATATTATCGTAGGGACGGCTGGTAGCGAGTCAAGTTTAGTGATAAACGATGGTAGCAAGAAAATAGCAGAAATTGATACAAGTTCAGTTAATTTATTTAATTTTGATATAAGTTTTACAACAAACTTGACAATAACAACTACTGGAATAACACCAGCAAAAATAACGATTATTTATAAATGAAAAAAATATTTTTGTTAATAAACTTTTTAACGATATTAACGATAAACGTATTTTGCCAATTTTGGTATGTTGAAATTTTAGATTTAAAACGTTTAGACGTATATTTTTTACCACAACAAAATGATAATTATAAAGATGTTTTGAAAAGCGATTTAGTAAATGTTTATAATAAAAATGTTTATATAGCAATGTATTCGTTCACTGATGTTGATATAGCATCAGCAGTAGTAAAAGCAGTTCAGAATGGTTGTAATGTATATTTGATAACAGACCCGACACAAGCAGGTTCAACAAGTTTAGATGAATGGTTAGAAAGTCAAGGTGTCCAAGTTAGAAGAAAAAAGTCAGCAAGTTCGTTTATGCACGACAAGTATGTTGTTATAGAAGACGAGATTTTGTGGACAGGTTCAACAAACTTTACTGCTTCAGCATTAAATCAAGATAACAATATGATAAGGTTTAACAATTTTAACGAGTTAAACAAGTTGTATAAAGAAAAATTTTTATGGCTATGGAACAAATAACAAACTTAATACCATTTTTGATTGGTGCTATATTTAGTGCGGGCGTTTTTTATGGAACTACTAATGGTAAGTTTAAACAACAAAAAAATTTTAATAATGAAATATTACACAAGATGGACAACCTGGGTTCAAAAATAGATGATATACAAAAAGACATCAAGAACATTATAGAACGCATTGCTTATTTAGAAGGTAAAATAAATAATAATGAATAAATTTTTATATTGGTTAAAAGAATTTTTTTGGACAATAGACGTGTGGTTTATAAAGATAAGTTTAAAACTAAATTTAATAACTCTTATTATAGGCCTCATAATTTTGTTTTTTGTGATTAAAATCTATCTTATTTTACAACAAGTGAAATGAATATTGTGGACAAACTTAAACTTTTATTCAAGGTTAAAAAAAGTATAGATGAAATTAAAAAAAAGGCACAGGAGGTAAAAGTTATGAATGGACAAGTAAAGCCAGGTTGGAAGACAACAGAGTTTTGGCTTATTGTTATAACACAATTGCATACTGTTATTGAAACATTGAAAGGCAGTATTAACCCTGTTTTAGCCACCGCAATTCTTGCAGGGTTAGATTGTGTATATGCAATATTAAGATATTTAACCAAGAAAAATGGTTAAAGTATTAACTTATGAAGAAAAAGTAAACCTGTTTGGCGACCCTAAACCTAAACCTGCGGACAAAAACGGCTATGCTATACTTGATAAAAAGTTTTTAGAAAATATAAAGATGTTTGAATTTCCTGTGATTGGCAAGTATATGTTTCACGTGAAAGTATTTTCCCAATTGTTGAAAGTGTTAGAACAGGTTAAAGAAGCAGGTTTAGATAAAGAGATAGATGTTAAGATAACAAGACAAGCAGGTGGAACATTTGTTCCGAGATACCAACGATGGTCGCCGAACTATCCACTTTCCTCACACGCTTTTGGTATTGCGATAGATATGTTTTCTGTTGGTAGTGATGGGGTAATAGAGAAAACGAAATGGTCAAAAGAGTTTGTTAAGATTTTTAAACAGAACGGGTTTGTTTGGGGAGGTGATTTTAAAAGTTTTTATGACCCGATACATTTTGAAGTGAACAAAATACTATGAGATATTATTTTAGTTCAGATTTTGTAGCAAACGAAATGTTGAATAAAGAAGCGGTATTAGATAAACATATTAAAAATGCGACTTATTGTGAAAACATCAATTTTGATTTTGTAAATCCTGCGTATTATCAGTTTAGTTTAGATAAAAAAGAGAAAATAAAGGAAATATGGTCATTTTTCAAGTTTTATAAAATTGCTAACACAGACAATATTGTATGTGCTGTATCATTATTTAACGATGATTGGTCAGAAAGAATTAGTGATGTTACAAAAAATTTTAATTTTCTTAATGACAAAAACTATGTTGTTTTAACAAAATACGAATTTCCTGAAATTGAAGCACAAAATGTTGAGATAAGGTTTATCTTTAGCGATGAACAAATACACGTTGAGAAAGTAAAGTTAGAACTAAATTGCGTTGGTATAAACGAAAAGATATATGCTCCGATAGTAGAACAAGACGAGATTGTTTTAACAGAATATGTGCCAGCGTATGAAGAACCGATATATCAAGAGATATATTGGGGTTCGTTTGGTTGGGGCGATTTTGGAGAAACATTTTTTGGGCAAGGTATTAGAAGATGAACAGCAATAATTATAGTTGGATAATACCTAACAAACTTAAAAAACGCTGGTATATAGATTTTTTGAATTTAATAAACCAAATTGACAACTCTTTTTATATTGAAGAACACCAGAGAGAATTTCAAGATGAATATATAAAATCGTTGATTAAGAAATATATTGTTCCAACTTATAGTTTTATAGATTTAATAACTTCTATGACAGCGGATTTTGATGCAACAACATCTACAGATTGGATAGTAGCAAGTAATAATGTGAGGTCAGCGTATACTACAAAAAGTTTTGGTTTTCCGATAGACAAAATTAAAAAAATAAAGTTTTTCACAGCAATACGTTGTCAACGTTATTCTGGTTTACAAGGTGGACAGGTTATTATAAATTTTAAGAAAGGCGATGATATAATATTAGGAAGCGGTGTTATGGATTTTAATACAGATAGTTACGATAGTAATTGGATAAATTGTGATGTAAAATATTTTGATATAGAATTTGATAAAAGTTTGATAAATGAAGAAGGCGAATATATAATAGAACCTTTGTTTAGGTCAAAAGATGGTGGTGATGTAAGAATACGGCTTGACAAAACTTATTTCTTGACTATATTACAATGACAGATTATAGCAATAATTATAGATGGGAAATACCAAAAAAGTTTAAGATTGACTGGTATAACGATTTTTTAAAACTTATTAACCAAATTGATGCTCAATTAAAACAAGAAGAACAACAACGTATACAACAAGACAATTTTTTGTTTGATTTAATATCGCAAGCACAACCTGTTACACAATATAGAATTTTTATACCAATACGTAATTCAACTTCAGGTAAAGCAAGTGTTACAAGCACAAGTTGGGTTGAACGTGTTAACGTAAGTGCTTATGTTCAAGAATATTTTGGTCTTAATCTTGATGATATAACACAGATAGATTGGTTTATAACATATAGAGCAAGAGTAGTCAATAGTGGTGATGTTGGTTATATAAAAGCGAGGTTTAGACAAACAATACCTTCAGGACAATATATTGAAACTGAAATTAAAACAATAACGTCTACTTCGTGGAACGTTTTTTATGAGCAATACAACGATGTGCCAATACAAATTTTTACACCAAACGGATTGTTAGATTGTATGTTAATGTTAAGAGTTGACACAGGGACTATAGAAGCGTATATGGACAGAGCATTTTTAATTTTGATAATGAGAGGGTAATTTATGGTTAATTTATTAGATGCAGTAACACAAATTTTTGGTAAACCAGCAATAGAACAAGAAGTTGAGCCAAGCCAAAAAATAGAAAACAAGATTGTGCCTGGTGAAGAAATTTTGAACATAGACGAAAACAAAGTTATTCATATATTTAAACAAGTATACCAGCACGCTTATAATGTTAAGAAAAACCATATAATAGTTTGGGACAAAGTATGGGCGTTGTTCAATAATCAATACGATTTTTCACAAAAAGCAGATTGGCAGGCAAAAGCGTATACAACAAAGTTTAATGGTGCAATACGAACCTTGATGGCAATTTTGAAACGTTCTGTGTTAGGTGCTAAAAAAATTTTTTCAGTTGAAGGTATAGGATATGAAAGCAAGTTAAAACAAGCCAATGTTGAGAACTTGTTATATTATTGGTTTTACAAGTCAAACTTTAGACACGAATTCACGAAATCTTTAATGGCAGGCGTGTTATCAAGTTTAACAATTTTGAAAGCGTATTGGAACAATGGTATTAAAATGGAAGCGTGCGACCCGTATGATATAACTTTAGACCCTACTGGTAGGAACAAGTTTATAATACACAGGATTAAAATGGATTTATACGATGTTCAAAAACTTGCTAATGAAGGTGTTTATAACGCCGAAAAAGTTGCATTGATAAAAGAAGGTTTTGTTAGAGCAGAGTTAGAATATAAAGAAAAGTTGCGTAGGAACGAGCCAGGTGCTACACCACCACCATTTAGAAAAGAAGTTGAGATAATGGAATATTACGGCGACCTGTTTGATGAAGATGGTTCTTTGATACAAGAAAATGTTATTATTACAATTGCTAATGATAATCATTTACTACGCATAGTTAAAAATCCGTATCCAATAAAACCATTTTTTATTTATCCATTATATTTTGTCCCATTTAGCGTTTATCATAAAGGATTTTTTGAAGACGTTGTGACAGCAGGTTTGATTGATGAAATGAGCCGTGTTCTTAATGGTATCATAGACGGGCATCTATTTTCAATAGCAAAAGCGTTTGAACTAAATGTAGATATAGTTGTTGACCCTGAAGAAATACAAAGTGGTATTTATCCAGGTAAAACAATTAAAAGGACAGGTTTTTCTAATGAACGTTTGATACAAGAAGTAAATGTAGGTAATATTTCACAACAAAATTTAGCGGTGTATGAAATGTTAGCAAGAGAATTTCAAAATGCGACAAGTATTACAGAATTTATTATGGGTATGCCAACAAGTCGTGGTCGTCCTACAGCAACTGAAGTAATGCAAAAAACACAACAAACAATGAGTGCGTTAGAAGATAATGTTCGTGATTTAGAACAATATTTGATTGTGCCGTTATTAGGATTTGTTTTTGATTTGATAATAAAGTATCAAGACGATTTTACCAATGCTCAACTACAAGAATTTTTAGGTCGTAAATTAGATTATACTTTACCTTTAGAACAATTTAAAGAAAAGTATTTAAGTGGTCAATATGAGTTCAGAGTTAATGGTATTTCACAAACATTGTTGAAACAACAGACGGTGGAGAAAATAGCGTTGTTGTTCCAGTTGTTACAAGCAAATCCAATTTGGGCAAGCAAGTTAGATTTAGATAGATTGTTATACAAGATTTTAGAATCGCTGGATTTAGACCCAACAGAACTTATTATAGAACAACAAGGCGGACAAGAACAACAAGTAGGTGTTGCATCGCCTATTTCAACACAACCAACAGAGGAGGTGGAACAATGAGAAAAAAAATAAATATAGAAAAAAGTAAGCCAGACATAAGAGGATATGAAAACAAAGTAATAAACTTGTTAGAAGATGAGACAATAGAATATGTCCCTGCAACAGAAGATGTAAAAAAGACAGCAGTAAGTAAATCAGAATTGTATAAGCCAATACCCATAATACCTGAAGGAGCAAGACGTCCTTGGGCAAAGAACAGACCAAAAATTTCAAGGAGGTAAAAACGTATGGCAAAGAAAAGGGAGGTTCAAAAACAAATATCTGGAGGCGTAAGAAAACTTGTCCGTCAATGGGAACGGACAGGTAAAATAGAAACATCAAGAGCGACGTATAGACCTAAAACAAAAGAAGAAGCAATAAAACAAGCGTTAGCAATAGAGTATGGTCGTGCCAGGCAAGAAGGTAAATTGCCAAAAAGACGTTCAAGACCAACAGGTTCTGGTGTATTTACAGACCAGGAGATAGCAAGGGGGTATAAGATAATATGGCGACCTTAAAACCAAAATTCAGAATACCTTCTATGAAGATAAAAATGCCAAAATTACCAAAGATAAAGTCGTTGCCTAAAATAAAAGCAAGTTATGTTGGAATATTGAAACCGCCTAAAGTTAAGAAGTTAAAAATTTTTTAATCAATTGATAAAAACAAAAAAAATATTTTAAAAATAACTATGACGAAACCAAATTTTGATGAAGATGCTGTTGCTATACTTCGGTATTTACTTGAAGAACGTAAAAAACGTATTGTTTTAAATATTGCTAACACGCCGTATGGTGACATAGAACGGCTTAAAGGATTGCACGCAGAATTGCGTGTAATAAGTTTATTAGAAAATGATTTGTTAATGGAAATTGCTAAATTGAAACAAGAAAGAAAGAAAGAATTAGAACAAATCCTGTCCCACGAGTAATCGTGGATAAACAGAGGAGGATAATATGGCAAAAACAAAAATCCAAGAATTGTATGAAAATTTAGACAAAGAAGAGGTTGCTGACAATCCTGTTGAAACACAGCAGGAAGGTCAAGAACAACAAACACAAGAGGTTAGCCAACAGCAACAGCAACAAGAAAAATTGTTGGCAGGCAAGTTCGGTTCTGTAGACGATTTAGAAAAATCGTATGAAGAATTACAGAAACAATATACCGAACTTACAGAAAGGTTAAAACGTGCTGAAGCGTCGTTAGAAACTTTTTTGAAGACACAAAATATGGCACAATATACTCAACCACAAGTCCAACAACAAAGCAACGTTCCTTTACAACAGACAGAAGATTTTAATATAGACATTGACCCATACTCAAATCCAAAAGAGTATGCTAAAAAGATTTATGAGAAAACCCTTACTGATGCGATAAATCGTGTTCAACAAATGTTGCTTGTTCAACAACAAATGGAGTATGTGCGACAAAAATTTTATTCTGAAAATCCTGATTTGAAAGGTAAGGAACGTATAGTTGGGATTGTGTCACAAGACGTTGTTCGTGATATGCCTAATGCTGACCTTGACACTGTGCTTAAAGAAGTGGCTAAAAGGACAAGAGAATTTCTTGCTACTCTTGTTCCACAACAAAAACCTGTCCAACAACCCGTTGCTGTAACGCCACAAGTTGGTCAAACAAGACAAACTATACAAACTAAAACTGAAGAACGAGAGTTAACTCCTGAAGAAGAATATCAGGAGTATATTAACTATCGTAAACAAAGATTAGCACAAGCAAAAAATATACTTGTTAAAGGAGGAGGTAAATAGCGATGAACTGGATAGATATGGGTGGTTATTTAGCGAATCCACGTTTAAGTAGAAAAATAAGGTTAGTTGCTTTACCATTGATGAGATTCCGTCAATTTGTGAGACCTGAACCAGGTTATGGTAAAAATGTTGGTGATAAAATAGATTTTATCCGTGTATCAGAAGTGTTATCACCAGGTCGTGCTATAGGTGAAGATGAAGAAGTTCCCGAGACCAACCTACAGATAACAAAGAGTTATCTACAAGTTACTGAATATGGTAATAGTATCCCGTATACAGGGAAGTTAGAAGCATTGTCCGAGTTTGACCCTGAAAACTTGATACAGGAAGCGTTAAGACGTGATATGGCAAAAACGTTAGATGCTGTAATTGGCAATGTGTTTAGAAACACAAAATATATTTACACACCAACTGGAACATCTGAAAATCCCGATTTTGTGTTCACAAACACAGGAACACCAGGGGCTGTTGCCACAAGACCAATCAGCGGTTGGGATATTTCAAAACTTCGTTTATTAGCAAAAGGTAAAACTGCTGGTGTAGGTATTCCGCCTTATGACGGGACAAATTATATGGCAATATGTTCTGTTGGTGCTTATGAACAAATTTATAACGACCCTGCTTTTGTTGAAGCATCAAAATACGGTGACCCTGACAGATTGTTCAATGGCGAAGTTGGTAGATGGAGACAAATAAGGTTTATTGAAGAAAACAATGTTCTTGACGACACATTACCAGTAAACAATGTCCCTGGCGAACTTATTTTCTTTGGTGAAGACCCTGTTGTAGAAGGTGTCGTTATACCAGAAGAAATTCGTGCCGATATACCAAAAGATTTCGGTAGAAAGAAAAAATTAGGTTGGTATTATCTCGGCGGTGCTACATTATCATTCTGGGAAGCAGGTTGGGGTCTTTGCAGAGTTATCCGTGTATACGGTGCTTCAGAGTAATTAAGATAAGTTGTTAAGATTGTTTTAAGGTAGATTTTTGTTAAAATTTTACCAAGGGGGAGGTATTTTATAATGATTGACACAAGAAGACCTTTGATTTTGCGGTATATAAACAACAAATACGTTGTTCAATATTTAGACACAGGTGAACAAAAAGATATTACAAAAGAAATGACTAAAGAAGAAATTAAACTTCATAAACAAGATAAAGAAAAAGAAGAAAAGAAAAAATAATATTGTTTATTTAACTATATGAATTTCGGCGAATTTAAACAAAAAGTTAAAGATATTGTCGCAAGAAATAATCTTGAGTTGGATAATGTTATATTGACATTTACAAACGAGATTCTTGACGAAATACAGAAATTTTATAATTTTGAGTTTTTGAAACAAACAATAGAATTACAAGTTGTTGAGGGACAAAGAACATATTCGTTACCTGCTAACTTCAAAGATGATATAATTTTTTATCTTGTTAAAGAAAACAAATATGAAAAATTAACTTTGACAAATTCGTATGAGATAATTAAGAAAATAATGCCTGAAGAAATTGGTGAGCCGAAATATATTGTGATTGAAAAAGATATGTATTCTTTGTTCCCCGCACCTGACAAAGATTATGTATTGCGTATAACTTACTATGCTTATTTTTCACCTATCAGTTCTGATGCTGATACTAACTATATTCTTGATAAAGAAGTTGATGTATTGTTAAATGGTGTTTTACAACGTATATTTTCTTACTTGTTTGAATATGAACAAGCACAATATTATGGTCAAATTTACCAACAAAAATTGTTATTACTAAAACGTCGTGAGGTTGTTAAAGAATTACCTACTGAAATGAGGTTAGGGGTTTATACAGATGTTAAAAAATCTCTATTAGAGTAAGAGATGGATAAGAGATGGTATGGAATAAAAATACACCTGGTTTTAATGAATCTGTATCACAAGGCGATGATAGAATACGTGAACTCAAACAAGATTTACAAACTATTTTTCGGAAAGATTTTAAAAATGATAGTTGGGATGGACAATCTGGCACTTCAAAACATAATTACCCCATAAACCCACAAAATGTTTTACAAAAAGATGGTGTATACAAAATTGTCGCAGATGACGTTTCTTCTCCTAATTATCGTATCTTAAAAATACAAGTTTATCATAACGAAAATTGGCACAATGCTACCATCCCTACTTTTCAGCATAAAACTACAAAAGTAAATGAACAATTGTTTAAACCTGGCGACATTATTGTTGTTTATGACAACGTTGCTCCTGTAGGTTGGGTTCAACAAACTATAGAACAAGTTTTCGGTGTTAATTTGTCAGAAATAATGTTGGGGGTAGCACCATCTAATCCAGGTGATAAAGTAATTGGCAACTGGTCGTTAAGTAGCAATATAACTCATTCACACGGATTGTCTTCCGAATATTTAAATTCTACCCATTCACATCAAGATTCAGGACAAGTAACAACAAACAGAACAAACGATGGTAAAGAGGCATTTAAAGCCAGTGGTAGTGGTGAGGTAGTTAAGACATCGCATTATCATATTATAAATTATACTATAGAAACAAATTCAACCGAAGGCACGTTTCATACACATACTACTTCAGCATACACTACAGGAAATTATAAACGAGCAAATTTTATTTTAGTTAAAAGGAGTTAAAAATGGTCTGGAATGTTAACATACCTGATGGTAATGAAGCAATATCCTTTGGTGACAATAGAATAAGAGAGTTGAAACAAGATTTAGAAACTATTTTTCAAGAAGACCATTATTTTTTAACTGATAACAATAATCCTCGTTTAGTTCATAGTATTAAAATGAATATTAACCGCAATAACAGGATTTTTTATGATAACGAATTAAAATATAGAGATAATAACGGGAACGTGGTTTCTTGGCGTGATGAAATACCTCTTGGAACAAAAGTGTTGTTTATATCAATGCCTGAAAGCGGAAGACCATATTGGAACATTGTGCCGATAATAGATTATGTTGTAAATCTTGTAAATAGTGATGGTGGTCAAGCCGTTGGTTTGGTAGATTATTTTTCACAAAGTCATACTCATAGTGTAAATAATGCATCACCAGAAGGACATCAACATACTGTTAGTTTTGGTAGCACATCAACTAATTATGGTAGTGATATTAAAGAAAAAGTTACCAAGTTTGATGGAACAGATTTTCAACAATATACTCATACTCATTCTGGATTTCTCATATCGTCAACAAAATCAGAAAATATTACACATAACCATATTTTAGATTCAACACCTTATAATCCACGTTATATTAAAGGCATAATTCTGGAGAGGATAAAATGACCTGGAATACAGCAAAACCAGAGGGTTCAGAAGCGTTAAGATTAGGTGATGACAGGATACGTGAGTTAAAACAAGATTTGGAAAATATTATTACTTATGAACATTATTTTGAGTTAGACCAGAACAAAAATATTGTTGATGTTCAACATAAACTGCCAATTGGTTTCCCCACTACTGACAGGTTAGATGGAAGATTATGTTATGTTCCTGAAGATGAAATTTTGTATATGTGGGACGAAATAGAAAACCAATTTAAAAGAGTAGCAACACCAGACAATTTGATACCTGTAGGGGCAAAAATTGTAGGAAAACTTACCGCTCCATCTTGGGTATTAGTAGGATTACAAGCAACATACTGCGTAAGATTAGCAAACACATATAACGATGCTGGGATGACAGGAGGGTTTCACACACCATATAGTATGGATCATTGGCATAGTATTAGTGAATATAAATATTCACATAGTCATTCTATTTCAACTTATACAAAAAAAGCAAGCGGTTGGAGATGTAATCTTTCTGGTTGGGACAAAGGCACGTGGACAGAAAGTGGCCATAACCATTTTTTTTCTTTAACTTTAGACTCACAAGAGGTCGGACATACACACGAAGTGTATACTCATTATGGTTCTATTTCAATGGGGTTTTTAGGTATATATGAAAGACAATTTTAACGAAATGTTTTGTCCAATAACAGGCAAGAAGTGTAGGTTAGATTGTGCTTGGTTAGTAGATATGACGATAACGAACAATGTCAGTGGTGAAAACAAGCAAGAGAAACGTTGTGCTATATTCTGGTTAATAAGTTTACAGGTAGAAAACAACAGGTTAGTATTATCTAACACGCAGGCAATAGAAAGTTTTAGGAACGAAATGGTTAAAGGGCAAGGTTATCAAGAAATTATAGCAGAAAGTTTAGTTCATTTTTTAAAACTTGCTTTACGAGGTAGACAAAGAAATGTTCAGGACAAAGACGACAATGTTAAAGATGCCCTTTCAGGGCGTTAATTATAAGGTAGACCCGTATTTTTTAGAAGACAATTTTTTTGCTGAATTGTATAATACTGATGTTGATATTGATGGTTTAACAAAACGACCTGGTTTTAAAACTTTTTGTCCACAACCTGCTGATGACAGAATTATTCGTTTCTTAAATTATCATTATAGCGGGGTAGGTTTTTATTTAATGGGTTTTTCTCCAACAAAGTTATACAAGTTTAATGGAACAGAGTTTGAACAAGTGGGGGAAAAAACGTTTGAACAAACAAGCCATATTAGTTGTGATACAGGATTTGACAATATATTTTTTACAAACAATAAAGCAGAGAAACCAAAATACTGGAATGTTACAATGACAGATTTTGATGATATACCAGGATTAACAGACATAGAACCTGGCAATATAGAACTAAATAGTTGCCATAATTTAGCAGTATTTAAAAATTTTGTTGTTTTAGCACAAACTGTGGAAGACAATGTTTATTATCCAACACGTATTCGTTGGTCACGATATAACGATTTTACAAATTGGAAAAATAATCCTGATGGTTCAGGTATGGCAGGTTATTTTGATTTATTACAAGAAGCATCACCTGTAGTTCGTATGTTGCCCTTGAAAGATTATCTTGTTATTTACAAACCTGATTGTATATACATAATGCGATTTGTAGGAACGCCCTATATTTTTGTAGTAGAAAAAATAGTTGAAGGGATAGGTCTTCTTGATTATAACGCAATATGTTCGTTTTTAGATACGCATTTGTTTGTAGGACGAGATAATATATACATTTTTACAGGTAGCACAATACAACCTATCGGCGATTTGATTATAGAAAAGTTTTATGAAGAACTAAATTATGAACGTGTTAACGAAATTTTTTGTTATCCTGATATTGTAAACAAAAAAGTGTATATTTTTTATCCAACAACAAGTTCTGATGGTTGTAATAAATGTTTAGTTTACAACTATATTTTAAAAAGTTGGTCTATTTATGAAATACCTTTTGGTATTGATATGATTTATACTTCAAAAAGTTTTGATGTGACGTGGGATAGTGTTGGAGTAGGTTGGGACGGAATGGGGAGAACGTGGGAAGAACAACAAATTGGTGGAGGCAGGTATTTAATTCTTACCACAACAGGTAATAAGATAATAAATTTTGATGAAAAAGATGTTGATGATGATGTTTATACAATATTAGTTTATAATATTAAAACAAAAATTTTTGATTTTGGTTTACCACATAATATAAAAAGGTTGTTAGAAATACGTATTTTAGGTAAAGTTAAGAGAGGGTTAAAATTGCTTGTTAATTATGGTGATGAAATTCCATTGTTAGCATATTCTCGTGAATTTGAAGTGCCAGAAAATGGTGTTATACAATGTGATATTTCAGCAAAATTTTTCCAGATAGAATTTTACGAAGAAACAAATACAGATAATTATAACAAGACGTTTGAGATAAGCAATTTACAATTAAGGTGGGTAGAACGGGGATTGCGTTAAGATGTTTGTTAAAAAACCTGTTAAGACAGGTAATATAGAACTTGATAAAGTGTTAAATGATATGTTTTCGCAGTTAGAGATAATTCTTACTAACAAAACGTTAGAATATATAATCCTTACGCCGTTGAAGAAAGAGCCAGACAGGAAGTTTAATGGTATGATAGTATATTTTGACAATGTTGATGGTAAGACAGGTTTTTACGGATATGAAAACGGCGTTTGGGTAAAATTATAAAAAGGAGGTATAAAAATATGGTTGCCCCTGCAATAGGAGCGGGTATGCTCGCATTAGGAGCATTAGCACCATTTTTAGGAAGATGGATAACAGGCAAAGGCGTAGAAGAAGTTAAGCCAACATACGCTTGGGAAACACCAGTAGGAGAAGAATTGTTAAAGCGTGTTCTTGCGTATGAACCAGGCGTGTATACAGGTGCGTTAGAGGTTCCGATAACGTCTACAGAGACAGCATTAGCACAAGCGTTAGCACAGCCGTTAAGTTTGTTAGCAGGACAACAATATATTTCTGATGTTTTAGCAGGCAGGTATTTACGTCCTGAACAACAGCCGTATTTACAAGCAATGACACAGGAGATACAAAGACAAGCAGGCGAATTGGTAAGACAAGCAGGCGATATTGTTCGTTCGCAAACAGCCCGTGCTGGTCTTCCAAGCGGTAGCGTAGAACAACAGATGATGAGACAAGCAACAGAAAACATTGCGAGACAGGTTTCAGGACAATTAGCGGGTTTATATGGCGGTATTTATCAACAAGAACGTGGTTTACAACAACAGATGATACCTTATTATTTACAATACGCTCTTGCTCCAACACAACAAGCACTGGCAGGTCTACAAGGACAACAATATTTACGACAAGCAATGTTACAGAACATCTTGTTACCATACCAGGAATTTCAACGTAGAGAACAAGCAAGGTTAGTGCCATTACAATATCTATACGGGTTAGCAACAACGCAACCTACTTATCCACAATATAGATTGCCAGAGTGGTATTACTATACTATGCCAATTTCACAGATGTTAGGCACGGTAGGTGGATATTTGTTGGGTAAGGCATAAAATAGACGTGTTGTAAGTATATTTTTCAAAGGAGGTAAAAAGTTATGCCAAGAGATACACGAGAATTACCAATGTATTTAGGTTATTTACCATATCCAGTTCCACCTGAAGGGTTAATAATGGCTAACTTGCCACAAGCGTTTCTTACAGGTTTGGACATCGCAAGAACATTGCGTTCTGAAAAAGAGGCAAGACAATTACGGGAATTACAGGTTGAACAAGCGTTAGCAGAACGAGATTTACAATTGCTTAATTCGTTATGGAACTATCTTTCAAGTTCAGGTCTTGCTGGTTCTATTGCTGATTATTTACCTCAACAACAGACAGAACAATTACAACAAAGGTATGCTAAATATGGTATTGATATTACAAAATTAAGAGTGCCTTCTGTAAAAGACGTTTATCCTAACATTTCTGACATACTTGTTGGTAAAGATGTAGCAAACAAAGTTGGTGTTTCTACAATAGGGACGTTGTATGAGGTAGTGCCTGGCGACTGGGTCGTAACTGCAATAGGGAAAAAGTTTGGTGATGAAACTATAGATATAGGAAGACCGTATTTAATACCAAAAGGTGCAACAAAGACATATTTAGAAACAACGAAGTTGTCATTGAAACAGAAAGAATTACAAGACAAGTTAAATCTGAAATTAACAGAATTACGAGGTAAGCAAGATAAAGATAGTATGAGACGATTAGAATTGTTAATAAAGTGGACTAAAACTTTACAAGATAATTATAAACCTGAACTAATAGCACAAACTGGGACAAGAAAAGCAATTAACGAAGCGTTAACACAAATAGGGCAAGAGTTAGGTGTAGATGTTAGCGATTTATTGTTAAGCGAGGAAGATACTGCGTATACAACTAAACGTTCAGTGTTAGATAGTATCATAGATTTGTTCAGAACTATAATACCGCAACAGCCAAAAACACAACAACCAACTAAACCACAACAACAAGGAATACCAAAAGGGTATGGTGTTGAATAATCTATGGACAATAAAAATTTTACAGAGTTGTTAGAACAAGATTTTAATGCTAACAAACGTGTTTGGATAGATTTTAAAGAAGTAGCCCCTGCTTTTGAACAACAAGCATACAAATTTTTTTTAAACAAAATACAAGATTACCAACCTGACAACACTGCTGATTTTATACAAGAATGGACTAAAGCAAAAAAAGAAAAAAAGAGATTTTATATTGATTGGGGGACAATCAAACAAACACCTCCTTCTCTTGCTACTATCTTACAACCTATATTAAAACCTGAAGAAAAACCTAAAGAAGTCACATTAAAACAAGCCATAGACCCATCAAAATACGAAATTGCTGTTTCTAACAAGACGACTACAACTTTGATACAACCTTCTCATATACCAGCACAAGTCCCTTCTGTCCAGATTACACAAACACAAATCACACCAGAAAAACGGAAAGAGTTAATGTCGTATGTAAATGAGTTTTTTGAAGCGTTAGTAGATGCTGAAAAGTTGTATAAAAATCCAAAAAGTTGGCAAGATATAGAAATAAAACCTACACAAACCTTACCTACTGTTGAAGATTTAGAACAAGCGAGAAAGACACAAGAATTAGCGAATCGTGTAAGCAGGTTCGTGGCAGAAGTCAGGAAGAAAAAGTTGACACCACGTGAAGAAGAGTATATCAGCACGCTTGTCAGTTTGTTTAATAAAGAAAAACTACAGACAGCGTTAAGTAAGATAGAGAATTTTGCGATAAATAGTGTTGCTGAAGTATATACAAACGAGTTGAATAGAATAGACCGAGAGATAGGTAGGTTACAGCAAGATATAGACAGATTAAAACAAATAAAACCAAAAACATTTATTGAAGATTTAGGTTTACAACAAGAATTAGCAGAAAAAGAAATAGCGATAAGAAATCTTAAGATGGCTCGTGTAGATATAAGAAATTATATTCAATCTTTGAAATCA